GTGTGATTGCCTAAACGGCAAGGGCGTACATTATACGTCCCTTTTGCTGCAAATTCATTATTTGCGGTAGTGTGATCGCTCCGCTAAGGAGCGTATTATGCCTGTTGTAGTGAAAACTGAGTCTACCCTTAGATCTTATATGAGATATAAGGAGACTTGTTCCACGGGTAAACACTCTTCCGAAGATTGGAAAGAGAAAGAACTTCATACTCAACGTACGAAGTCTTATTTCTCTTCCACTCCTCGGATCAAACCTGCACTCCCTTTTCTCCATCCTACCTCATATCCCTATGTTTATAATCATAGGTTTACATACGGTATGGAGAAAGAGAAATGGGATTACACGGTTGATGGGTGGGTTCAACATCCTTATCCCGAGTGGGTTAACGGTTACACTCATACTGAAATGAGAGCTAGGAGGTTATTACCCCCTGGCAATTCATGGATTAATGAAGTACCGCCTCCCCTTTGGCCTCTAAAGGCCTCCCTCGCGATTAAGGATAAAACTGTCAACCTCGGCGAGTCTCTTGCTGAGCTTGGCCAAACCGCTACTCAACTTTCTGATGCAGTTAACTATTGTATTGGTGCCATCAGGCGCCTACGCAAAGGAAAACTGCCTCGTGGAGTTGGGAACTCGCGTGAACGTCGTAAGATTCTTAAAGAACTTCGGCGTTTACCACGGAAACAGAGAAAAGCTTTAACGCTCGACTCTATTCCTGCGGCTTGGCTCGGAACCCGTTTTGGAGTTGTCCCTCTTATTGCGGATACCCATAAGTCTTACACCGCTTTGCGCTTAAAAGCGTCCCGTGGTGTATTTCAAAAGGTATACGTGAAAGATAGACAATCTGCAAAAGGCTCCATCAGGCATGAAGGTTCCGAACGCATCACCTCTGGTAGTGCGTCCATTGAATATCGTGCGAACATCTGGATTACTCTAGACGTTAGCACACCGATTGACTTCGGCAACCCCCTTGAGCTCGCCTGGGAATTACTCCCTGGTTCGCTCGTAGCGGATTGGATATTCAACGTCGGTGACGTTTTGTCTGGACTCGATGCTCTTAAGCATGTCAAGTCCCTTGTTGGGACTGTCACGCAAAAGACCAAAGAAAACGCCAGACTTTCTGGAAAGTACAGAGGTTATTCCTCTACTGAACCCAGTTCGTACCAACGGAAAAGCTTCCAACGTTCGATAGTATCGAAGGGCATGTTAAACTATGGCCTTTGGTCCTCTCTACGTTATCAACCATCTGACAACATTTTAAACGTTGTCGATGGTTTAGCTATACTCCGTCAGTACCGTCGCTAAGCCCGCTGCCAATCCTTTTGGCAGCTTAACTAAAATATTGGCCCATTCTGGGTCGCAACATCATAATGGAGCATATAATATGCCTGCTATAACAACAATACCTGTCACGCTAAGTGATGGCTCAACAACTTTGACTTATGAACCGGTTTCAATTACCGGCGAAAAAGCTTCATTTAAAGGCGACGATAGTGCAATTTCTAACGCACGTTCGTCTCTTTCGTTGAGCCTTTCACCAGCACGTAAAAGTCGTACATCTGATCAGACTAACATCCGAGTAGATATGCCTCTTAAACGTACTGCTGCCGATGGTGTCTCTGAGACCGTCGAAGGTACGGCGATAGTTAAAATTCAAATCGTTGAGCCTGATATCATGACTGATACCGAGCGAGCCGATTTATGGGCCCAGGTTCAAGGTTTATCCACAGATGACTTAGTTAAAAGTTACCCTGTAGACCTTAACCCGGCGTATTAAGTGAAGAAAAATAGTCTAGATTTGATCAAGAAGATCATAGAACTAGCTACTCCACTTTTACCACCCAGTGCCCGAGCCTTTGGATATGGCTTGGTCACTATTTTAACTTTGTGTAGCGGAATCCTTTTCGCTTCACCTTTACTGTACGTTTACGTACAATGAGGAATCGCCAATGTTTAAACCCCGTTTAAACTTTAATTCAGTACTCAGTACTGAAACCTCCACGGCTATGGCCATTTGTGAGAGTGTCGATACTCCGCTCGCTTTATCTCTTTGGATCGTTTTAAAATACGAGCAATGGGATGAAGTACTAAAGCGGAGTTGTGATCCTTTGGATTACAACGACACTCACTCTTTTCGCGATGACTATCTAATTTCGTCATTGCTAAAGAAGAGTCCTAATATACCTCTTGGTATTGATAGGAAACAAGTAGCTATTGACTCCTTCTGGGAGTCGGAGAAGACGTGCGCCACGTTCAATAAAAAGATTGCTTCAAACGAGTTCATTTTTGGTCTCTATGAGACAAAACGTGAACTTCATAAGATACTCGGCTCCTTAACAGGAAACGAACTTTCTTACGTTGAATCAAGCTTTCGATTTGGACCTGGCGCGCAAGCCTTTCAACGAGGCACCGGTAGTACAGCGGCGGACAAGATTACCAAAAACATTGTTTTGACCACTGGGCTCATTCCTTTTTATCGAGCTATACTCGGTGAAGAAAGGTGGAAACACCAAGCATCTCCTGAGGTTGTTCGAGGAAATGAGTTTACCGTCGTTCCCAAGAACGCGAAAACAGACCGCGGAATATGTAAAGAACCTACACTCAACAGCTTCGTGCAGTTGGGCATTGGTTCGTTAATCCGCAGTAAGTTGAAGCGCAATGGCATCGACTTAAATGACCAGACCCGCAATCAAAAGTTCGCTAAGCGAGCTTATGATGAGGGTTTTGCCACTATAGATCTATCTAAGGCAAGCGACAGCGTGTCCAAAGGGCTTGTGGAGTATTTACTCCCTGCCCGTTGGTTTCACCTTGTCAATTGCTGTAGGTCTGCATCTACCCACATAGAGGGCCAATGGCACTCTCTTGAGAAATTCTCAAGCATGGGTAACGGATACACATTTGAATTGGAGTCAGTGCTATTCTTAGCCATGGCCCGTTCAGTTGTACCCAGAGATGAGTGGAGAAACATTTGTGTTTATGGCGACGATTTAATCGTGCCTAACGCTTATGCTTCCGATCTAGTCGATACCTTAAACTCGCTAGGGTTTGAGGTGAACACCGAGAAGAGTTACCTGGCAGGTAACTTCTTCGAGTCTTGCGGCGCTGACTTTTTTAAAGGTCAGCCCGTACGTCCTTTCTATTTGAGAAAAGACGCGCTGAACGACAACGGTATACCTCAAAGTTTGCAAATTGCAAACGCTTTGAGGATGTACTCGCGCCGTATCATGCACGATGCTTTCTGCGATAGACGGTTTTTCTTCGTTTGGGTTTCCCTTGTAAAAAAGGTCCCCCGCGCTTGGAAAAACTGCCGTGGCCCTGTCGA